TGTTAAAGGGGCGGTAATGTCAAGAGGCGGGCGGGTAAACCGCTATCAGCGTGTATTGGATAGCGTTGCCATAGCGACGGTCGGCGACGGCCTCGTCATCGGAGACAATCTGAGAGAAGTAAAGCGACCCTTGCGTCCATTGGGCTTGGATGGCGGCGGTGTTTTCCATAATCCCCTGCGTCACTTCGACCCGCTGGCGGTGTTCGGCGAGGGTTGAGTCATCTGCCGAGGAATAGACGTAAATCTTGAGGGTGATTTCAAAGTTGCCCAAGGGCGTGCCACCAAGGTCGGGATGCGCACGTGCCGATTCAGCGTGAATGATGATGATGGGCAGGTTGCGGGTCTGATCCGTTTGCCCCAAAGCAATCTCAACGCCGGGAAGCGACGCAGCGTTTGCCGTGAATAGGTTTGCCACGCTTTGCTCAGCGATGGTGCGGATTCCGTAGAGGGTTGTCATTGGGTAAAGTGTTGCCACGTGCTAGAGGCTTCCCAAAGGGGAATCTTCTTTTTATTCATCACCGCAGCCATTTGCAGTCGCATCTTTTGGGCGCGGGATTTGATAGCGAGGCGTGTCCAGCGTTCGTTCCCTAGCTTATTTCCGATGGTATTACCCACCGTCACTTCGGGAGCCGCTTCCTTCTGGGTATCATCTTTAGCGATGGCGTTCTGCTGGCCTTGCAAATCCTTTGCCCACGCGGGGGCGGTAATCTTCGCCCCGATTTGCAGGGAGGCGAACCAATAGGCGGACTTGAGGATGCCCACGTTGTCATCCTTCATCCGAATAAAGCGTTCAATGTCCTTCTCGGATTGCACGATGGCAAAATGACCTTTCTCACGCTTGGCAAAGTTGCGGAGACTGCCACGCCCGCCGTCGGTGCGGAGTTCGTTGATGTATTGCTTCATCCCGGAGAGGTCGCCCTGCTCAAAGTAAGGGACAGACTTACCGCCGTTGCCGTAGGTTTTTTGAAACTGCGTCCATTTAATCTTGTGGGTCGATGGGCCAGCCCCGCCGTTGCGTTTGCTCCACAGTTTGAACACGTCGAAACGATTGATGGCAGCGACTTCCTGCGTTGTGGCGTAGTCGAGAGGGGCGAACACCTTGCGAACAGAAAACTCGATGTTTTTACGACCGTGGTTCCGGGCTTCGCGTGAACCGCCTGTCCCGCCCGCCGATGAAGTAGCAAAAGGGCGGGTGAAGCCTATCATGTCTTTACAAAATAACCCCGCCTGTTCCTTCACAGTTGGCCCCATCTCCTTACCCATTATTTTAATGAAGTCCTTAAGGTGAGCTTGTAAGCCCGCCGTATCGACGTCTTGGTTTCGGCGGGATGCAATCGCCATAGGTTAAGCAGGGCCTGCCCACGACTGCACCTTGCAAATAATCCACGCGGACGGCGGGCGGTCATTGATGGCGACAATACGAAATTGAGTGCCGTTGTAGTTTACAAGGTTGCCGTAGATTACCACGCCAGGGTTTAAATCGTTATCGGCGCGAAGGAACTTAACGTCATAGGACGTGGAATTAAGGAAACCGCCCGTGGTCAAATCTTGTTGCACCATCGGTGGCCCCATCAGGACGTTAAAAGAGGTCGCCGTCCCGGTCAAACCACGCTGCACCGTCACGGCTTTCGGGATTTCGCTGAGAATCACCGCCGCGTCCTCGTTCCATTCGTCTTGGATGATACCCATATAGGGGCGGGGATGTCAAAGTGGCGTAAAAGCCAAGCCAGAGGGGTCTAATAGCGTGGCAAATAAAAAGCCCCCATCGCTGGGGGCTTCGTCTTTCGACCTGTTCCTTCGGATTACGAAGTGAACACGATGCGGGCGAGGCCGGCGGGATTACCAACTGCCGAGCCTTGGATGAAGTTGACGTTGAAGTGCATCTTGCCTTCTTGCCAATTGTAGTATTGGCGGAAAGCGAGGGAGAACTTGCTGTCATTGTCCGTGATGGTTTCTTGCGTGCCACCACCGACGCTGATTTGAGGAGCCACGCGGGTCGCAATTACCAAACCTTGTTTCGCGGAGGCGATGCCTGCGAGTTCAGGATACGTGCCGACGCCGGGCATGCCTGCGTATTCCCACAGTTTCAGGCCATGGATTTTACCGAGGAATCCGTTGGCGTTCTCGTTCGCTTGGCCTTCGCGGATGACGGAGTTGTCACCGATGGAGAGGTATTGGGCCACGGTGGGGTCAGCAAGGAGTTGACCGTAAGCGTCAGGAGCGATGAGGGCGGTGCGGCCTTCATAGGGGATGTTCATCGACGTTAACTTCGTGACGATTGGAACGATACCGCTTGCACGATTGAACGAAGAGGTCGCGCCCGAATAACCGACATTGGAGAAGTTGCCAGCAGTGCAAAGACCAAGCAAGTTGTCGAACATCGACTTCGCAACGGACTCAGTCATAGGAGCGAGGAACACGCGTTGGAGCATTTCGGTTGAGATAGAACCGCTCTCTAGATCGCTGAATGCGATGTCGACGTATGTTTGAGTCGTGAGCTGTACAGGAATGTCAGCGGCGACGGCGGATTGCTCCACGAAGCCCACGGTGGGGTCGTAAGAAGCAGCGGTCAAAGGGCTAGCGAGGCGGGTATGCACCACGTTGCCGATGCGGTCGACATACGAGGAGAAATCCGTCACCGCGATTTCCTTGATGGGTTGAAGGACAGGCACCAGCGTGCGCAGCGTTTCGGCAGCGACAAACTGAGGTGCAAGGCCTTGATTTAAGACAGAATTAGTTGCCATAGTGTGTTAGGTTTGTGTGTGAAAAAGTGATTTATTTGTAGCCAAGGTGTTCGACGATTGCCGAGCGGTGTTTGATGTAGAAGGCTTGCTTCTCCTTGCCTTGGGGCATCTTGAGATACTCGTCCCAGATTTCGGCTCCGGTCTTAGCCTTGCCGTTCTCGACGTTGCCTGCGGTAATTTCCACAGGGGTCGCACCAGCGGCGGCGATGATCACGGCGGCCTTCTTGCCGACAGACTCGATTTGCGTGAAGACTTCGTTTTTCTTCTTTTCCGTCGATGCCAGGGCGTTGAGTAATTCCTCTACCTTGGACTTTAACTCATCACGCTCAGCGACTGCACCAGCCGAGGCTTCTAACTTTTCAGCGACGGCGGCGAACTCAGCTGCGAGGGTGTCATTCTTGGCCTTGAGTTCGGCAATCTCCTTCGCGTGGGCTTCGGCCTCGGCGGACTTGTTGGAGAAAGCAGACTTGAGTGCTTTTAGCGTTTCTTCGAGAGTCATTGTAAAGGGGCGTTAATGTCAAATGACAGGTTTAGGAAATGCCCCGACCTTTGTGCTTTTTAGCATCTTGCTTGTCGTGCTTGTCATCGGTCGTGACACCCATTTCGGAGTCGCTGGCCTCATCGTCCATGCGGGCGATGGTGTCAGGGTGGACACAATGATAGCCCGCTTCGGCGTAGGCTTCAGCGCAGGCTTTGTCGTTTTCTACGATATGCCCGATGTGATGGCCTTCGGCCTCCAGGCGTTTGACCGCTTCGACCTTGTATTGAGGGGTAAGCATCTTGGCGTCCGCTTCGGGCTTCATATGAAGAGCCGCGTGAGGGACTTCGTGCTTTTCGAGGTAATGAGAAACGTCCGCACGGTCGGCTTCCATACGCCCGGTGACCACGTGAACCTTGCGACCAGCCTTATCCATTTTCTTTAAGTGGCGGGCGACCGCGGTGTTGAGGGACTCAGCTTCGTCTTCGTTTTTAATCGTGCCGTCAAAGTCGCTGATCACGAGGTGGTGCTTGGCGTCGGCCTTGGCGTCCGCTTCGGCGTCTGCGTCGGCGTCTGCGTCGGCGTCTGCCTTGGGTTCTTCGTCGCCGTCATCATCGTCGTCGCCTTCGTCATCCATCTTTACAGGCAACTTGCCCGCTTTCATTGGGATTTCGGGGTGACCTTTATCGTCGTCGGACTCGTCTTCGTCGTCTTCCTCGTCGTCCACCTTGGGCTTTGACGTGGACATATTGATTTTAAGACCTTTCAGCGCACGCTTGGAGGCGGATTCGTATTTCTCAAATTGCTCTTCGATAACTTCGTCGCCGTGGCGTTTGTCATTTTCCTCGTCGGCTTCCATTTGCTTCGCAACTTCGGCGTCGAGGGTTTCCATCATTTCGTCGAAACCATTGACCAGACCTGTCACCAAACCAGCGTCGGCTCCTTTCTTGCCCGAGAAAGTTTGACCTTCCATCGAAACATCTTCGACAAAGGAACGCACAGATTTAACGGCCTCGCGGAAGTCAGCGAAGATTTCATCAACTTCCATTTGAAGCATCGCACGCTGGCCTTCGTCGAGGGACGTGCCAGGGATGCCAGCACCCTTGAACATACCCGCTTTGATCACGTCCATCTTGACGCCTTCGTTGGCGTAGGCTTGGGTCATATCAGGGTAGGCAATATAGACGCCGACCGAGCCGACCGTAGCCGATGGGGTAGCAAAAAATTGCTTGGCTTGCGAACCGAGCCAATAAGCAGCGGAACAGGCTTCGCTGTCCGTGAAGGCAATCGTGTTCTTAGAGCAGTTTTTAATACGATTGGCGAGTTCAGGGACGCCGACCGAGCAACCGCCGGGACTGTCGATTTCAAAA